GAGAAGAGATCCGCCATCGCGCTATATGACGGCGCGGTGTCGAACAGGGCCGGGTGCCAGGTGAGCACGATTGCCCAGAGAAAGAGCACGGTCCCGAGCGCCCATTCCGATGCCCGGGCTGGGAACGTCTCCCGGAACGACTTGGTGACGTGAGCAAGGATCATACCCATGAATGCCTGCCCCCAGCCATCCGTTGCGGTCACTGCCCCAGCGGCTTCTTCGCTCGCCAGCGGCCATAGATCGTTATGACGCCGCCGATCAGCGAGCCGAGCGCCACGCCGAACGCGACCGCCTCGTCGGGCTCGATCCAGTCGGTCGCAACACCGAAGGCGCCGAGGATCGGGATCGCGGTCGAGACGATGGCGCCCCAGGTGACGCGCGACTGATACCAGGGCTCCTGATTTGTGACGTGCTCGACCATGGGCACAACGTTCGCGATCACCTTCTCGGCCGTGTGAGACACGTCACGCTTTTCGAGGCTGTTCGCCGGATTCGAGGCGGCAGCGGTCAGGGCAGCAACAACCGCCCCGGCAACCATCTTGCGGGTGGACATGATAGTTCTCCTGTTAGGATGATGATTGAGCGGTGCGTCCGAACCAACCGAGGATGATTGCCCAGACGGTTGTCTTCGGCTTCTCCACCGGCACATGGTCGAGCGGGGGTGATGGGATGGGGGCGACGGGAGGCAGGGTCGGGGCCACCATAGACAAGGCAGCCGCCCTCACGGCCGACACCCGCCGCGTCCAGCCCTTGCTGAACGTGGCCCATGTGGACAGGCCGCGAAGGAAGTCCATGCGCCTGTCGCATATTTCGTGGATCAAGGTCGCGGCCATCATGCTCTTGACAGCGGCGAGCGTCTGCGGCCCGATCTTGCCATCCTGGCGAACCTTGACGGCAGCTTGAAGGTATTTTGCCGCCCTGCTTGGTCCGCTGTTCACGGCGAAGTCGAAGGCCGCATAATCGACCCCGGCCGGCAGCTCGTCGCCCTTGATCGCGTCCCAGTAGTGCTTGCGATAGACGCTCGCCAGTTGCGCGTTGGTGATGTTGCGCAAGTCGTCCTTCGTCGCTGACTTGTCCACGTAGGCGCGGAAGGTGGCGAGCGTCACGCCTTTCATGGTAGCGCCACCGGGGTCCTTTGGGTGATCGGACCAACCGCCTTCATGACGAAGAACAAGTGACAGCGATCTTTGGAAATTTCTGTCCATGACGGCTCCTGATCAGGGTCTTGTGGACAGCTTCCGCAGCGTCATTGACTTTGCTATCGCGCGATAGCATTAGTCGTTGCTATCAGGCGATAGCAGGAGAGGCGACGTGACTCAGCAGTCCAAGGCCGGGAAGGCAAGGTTGACGAAGATGACGAAGGAAGAGCGCAGCGAGGTCGCTCGCGCCGGGGCGATGGCTCGATGGGCGAAAGCGGACCCAGATCGCGCGGCCCTTCCACGCGCAATCTATGGCGCTGATGACCGACCGCTCCGGATTGGAGAGATGGAAATCCCCTGCTACGTGCTGGACGATGAGCGCCGCGTTCTCACGATTTCGGGCATGCTTGGCGCGATGCGGATGGCTCAAGGCGGCAGCATGATTGCCGGGATGAATCGTTTCGAGCTTTTTACCACTCGCGAGAGGATAAAACCTTTCATTATCAGCGAGTTATCTGAAAGAATCCACAACCCCATTCATTTCATCACCCCATCCGGCGGACGGGCGCAGGGATATGAGGCTGAGGTCCTGGTCGATCTCTGCGAAGCTGTGCTTGAGGCGCGGGCTGCGGGTGTTCTGCAAAAGCAGCAGATGTCCATCGCGCAGAGCTGCGAGATCATCATGCGAGGCTTGGCGCGCGTCGGAATTGTCGCGCTGGTGGATGAAGCGACCGGCTATCAAGAGGTCCGCAAGCGGGACGCACTTCACAAGATCCTTGAAGCTTACATCGCCCCCGAGTTGATGAAGTGGGCCAAGCGCTTCCCTGATGCCTTCTATAAGGAGATGTTCCGCCTCCACGGCTGGGACTATGACCCTGAGTCAGTCAAGCGCCCCGGTGTAGTCGGCAAGTTCACCAACATGTTCGTCTATGAGCAGCTTCCACCCGGCGTTCTAGAAGAGCTTCGTGAACTCAACCCAAGGGATGAAGCGGGCCGGCGCCGTAACCGGCATCACCAGTTCCTCACTGAAGAGGTCGGGAACCCTCACCTTGAGCGGCAGATATCTGCTACCACCGTTCTGATGCGGGCCTCCGATGATTGGGCTAGCTTCAAGCGGCTATTCGCTCGCGCGTTCCCAAAGTCTGGCGACCAGATGGACATGCTGCCCGACTAGCCACGACAGAAAGGCACGGCCATGATGGCCATGCCTTCAAAGCCGCGCGCAATCAACGCGCGCTGCACGTCTGCAACGGTCGTCATGTCGATGCTCTCTTGTCGGTGGTGGGGAGACGGCCGCTCAGCTTGCGTCAGGAGCCTGGATTGGCCGAGCGTCAGCGCGCCAGGTCAGACCGTCACCCCGAGGAAGCGGGACACGATAGGAGCGATCTGAGCCTTCATGGCGTCCCGCTCGGCGTTGGAGATGAAGCGGTTCCAGATCGCCATAAAGGCGATTTCCGCTTCACCCAAATATGACGCTGCAGAGTAGCCTGATCCGATGCGAAAGGTTGCACCATTGGGAACACGACTGCGCGGCGGCGCCGTAAAGTTGGTCGCCGCGACGTTGGGCGTGGTGAAATTGTCGACCTCCGCCCTGGTGTCGCGAACCCGACCCATGACCAACTGCCAGGAGCTCGGTATGGCAGTGAGCGATCGTCCAGCCGAAGTGGTGCTAGTCTGCGCGTCGTCGGCATAGCGGGTGCCTGACACCGCCAGAGCATTCGACACATTGTTGGCCTTGTACATCGCAGAGCCAAAGCTTGCGAGACCCGGCGGATTCGGTCCCGGCGCGCCATAAGTAGAGACGAACATGACCCCGTCGTCTGCATCACCCTCTGCGCCGGCATCGGTCCGGACGGCCATCATATAGGTCTGTTCGACCGTCTCCGGGATGAGCGTGTCCAGATAATCGCTTCCGCCCTTGAAGCGGTTGAAGCCGGCTCCCTGCACCGGACTGCCGTACAGGACAGCAGGCTGGCTCCCGGGGACAAGGTTGATGCGCGAGCGCTCGGGCGTGTCGTTGAAGAACCAGAGGCCCTTCAGCCCGTCCTTCACGGCAGCGTCAAACGCAACGGCAGACTTCGAGAAATCGGCGCCGGGCACCGTGATCCTGAGACCCATGTCTATGCTCCTGATGTTAGATGAAGGTGCCCTGCGGGACGCTGGCGATCGCCGCCGCGAGGATTTCGGCGGTCTGCTGCTGACCCAATGTCCCCAGGTGGACGGTATCGCTGAAGCTGGCGCTCTTGATGCCCTGATCGTCCGTGGTGCCGGCCTCGAATGCCCATCCCACCTCCGCGCTCGCCATCGCCCAGGTCGGTACTAGCGAGACCCGCGCATCCGCGAAGCTGCGCACGAAGGCGAGGTAGCCCTTAAGGACGCTCGCATACCTCGACCGCCTAGTGTCGCGATCGGTCGAGCGGCTGAACTGCGGGAACCACAACAGGACCTTGGCCGACGGCCAAGCCGCGAGCGCTCTCATCACCAGGATCGTCAACCCATCCTGGATTGCGGACACAAGCTCCGAGGTGTCGCGGTCGCGGATGTCATTAGTGCCAAGGCCGATGAGAACGACGTCGGGTGCAGCCAGTGCAAACCGCGTCTGATAGTAAGAGAAGTCGACGATCCGGGAATTGCGGATGAACTCCGCCGGATCGCTGCCCGTCGAGGCCCGCAGCCAAGGGATGTACTCGCGGCGCGGCGCCTTCGACAACGCTAGATAGGACGCCTCGCCGCCAGGGTCCACGATCAGCGCGCGATCGACGATTGCTCCGGTGAAATCTCCGAACTCATGCCCCTCGCGCGCTTCGCCGAGCGGGCCGCTTGTGCCGTCCGATGTCTCGCCAATTCCGGAACCAGGTATCGTCCCGATAAATGTTGGGTTGTAGCCGTGGGCGAGCATGGTGTTCTTGATGCGCTGACCCATGGCGCGGTTGGTGATCGAGTCCCCAAGCAGCAGAACCTTCACCGCCGTCCCGGTTGCAGGGTTGCGCGGAAGAGCCCGGACGTTCAGCGTGGCGATCTCGCGAGTGTCCTTCTCGCGCTCCATCAGGCGATGCACGTACTGGATCGTCGGCCCGCACTTGGACAGATCGAGCACCAGGTCGTTTCTGCCGAGCCGCATGAAAGCCGGCCTCGTGCCGTCCGAGCTGCCGTCGCTGTAGACGGCCGCCTGCACCCGATCGAGATCACTGACGAATGGCAGCACATTGCGTGGAAAGAGGTGCGTCTCCGCGCCGGAGAAGCCGTAGAGCGTCCCGCCGATCATCGGCGTGGCGTCGTAGCCGTCGTTGAAACTTTCTTCCCCGCCCAGATCGATCAGGAGGCCGCGCACCCCGCTCGCATCCACATAGAACGAGGTGAACCCGTTGGCGTCGGTTATCTCCAGAAAGACATTGTCGTTCGATTGGGCGAGGTTATAGCCGGGCGCGCTCAGCCCGAGATCGTCGGACAGCCGCATTGAGATGAAGCCTCCTTGATCCCGGAACTCCAGCCCCTCAATTGCGCCATCCTCGTCGATCACTGCTTTCCGCCCGACGATCTCCGCGAACAGATTGGCGTTCAGCGCCGTCTGATCGGACGCCTCGCGGAAGGCCAGGGCGGTGGTGCCGACCGTGATCGGCGCGGGCGTGCTGCAGATAAACTGCTTCCCGCCATTGGTCGCGCCTTCCCTCACGAACACCGCCAAGCCGACCAGCTCGGGACCGGAATCGGCATCCGCGGCCCGCGTCGGAGCGCCGGTAGCAGGGACGACATAGATACCATTCTGCGACGCCGTCGTCTGGTTCTTGAGCAGGATGCGATCGCCCGTCGCGAGCACGACGCCATCAACGGTCGCGCCGTTCTGGAATGCAGTGGCCAGCGCATCATTGGCCGTCGTCGCGACGCGCACCGGGTCCTTCCACTGCGCTCCGGCGGCGGTGAGCGAGCGGATCTCGGCGACGATCGCATCAACCAGGGCGAACAGCGCCCGAATCTGCGCCTTGTCAGGCTCGTGAGGGGTGCCGCCAGGACCGTCCGGGTAGACGGCAGCGGCGGCCTCGAGGATCTCGGCCATTCTGAAATGCTCCCGATTGTCTGCTTGGGTTAGACGATGACCACGCCGGCGATGGCGGGTGCTCCCGGCCCCTCGATGCCCGAGGCATTGGCCGGGAAGGCGTAGAAATCCCAGGTGCCCTGCGGCGCGCAGGCGGCGGTCGGGTCGATCAGCTCGAAATTGTCGACCGAGCCGGCGAACGTTGCACCGCCCGCAAACCCTGCCTGGTTATTGCCGGCAACGACCGCAATCGACCCGAGCGCTTTCCCGCTCGAATTGTGGTTCGGCCCGGTCACGATGGTCCCGCCTGCCAGCCGCACATTGACCGTGCCGGCAGTCCGCGTGAGGTCGAACCCGTAGCGCAGCGTTTTACCGACCAAGCCCCCGAGGTCGACATTCTGCATAATGGTGCGGGTCGTCGTGCCTGCGACTTTGGTGGCCACTCCGGAGGCAACCGACCAGTCGGGCCCTACCGTCAGTCCTGCAGCATCAGCAAAGGTGCCGTTCGGGATTTTGTTGGTCCGCGTCGGATCGCCATAGCTGTACGAGAAGTTGCGGCCCGGGTTGGCGGGAATGACGATCCGCTCATGAACCGCCTTGTTCAGCGCCGCGCCGGCCGGAACGCGATAGACATGAACCTTCGCGATGTTCGCGTCTGACGGCGTAACGAAATTGAATTGCACATTGCCGAGATTGCTGCCGGCCGTCACCGAGGCCGACACGAGCGCAGATGGTGCGACCGTGTTGAGGGTGGTCGATACCTCGGCCGGCGGCGTCGGCCGCCATTCCCCCTTCGTCCCCTTGGACGCCTTGAAGGCCGCCTGCACCTGGTAGACTTTGTCGCCGATCACCGGGTTTGTGTTGAGCACGATGAGCCCGCCGGACGCGGCCGCATTGGGGAACTCCTGCTCGATCCACTCGCCCGGCTGGCCACCCCCCGCGTCCTTCAGCCGGTAGAGCACCACCGGCACCAGGCTGTCGCTGATCGGCTCGAGGACGACGACGCGCAGATAGACGCTCGAGCCATTCGAGACGGCCGTCAGCGTGTCGATCGTGGCCAGTTCGACCTTGCTCTGCGCCGGCTTGATCGGCACCGGCGGCGCCGCGCCCTCATCGAGCGCCGGCGTCCAGGTGTCGATGTTTTCCGGATGCTGGACGAACTCCATCTGGAAGCCGCCCTTCATCAGCGCGATGACGGCACGGCGGTTCTCGATCAGCATCCCGTTCAGCCGCGGCAGCTTGCCGGTGCTCTGCACCCGGACCCAGCGGGTATAGACGGCATTGATCGCCGACAGCCGGAGATCCAGCGTGCCGCGCCGCTTCTGCTGCAGGCGCAGCCATTCGCGCTTGCCGAGCCGCCGTGCCTGCCGCCATTCCTGCACCGCTGATAGATCGCAGTCGGTGGAGAGCGGGCGCCCCGCAATGAGCTGCGCCTCGACGTCCTCGAAAAAGTCGGTGTCGGTGGTGGTATAATCGGTGGCCGGGTAGGTGAATTTCGGCACCAGCCGGTTGACCTCGTTCTCCTCCTCGACGTCGTTCTGCAGGAAGTAGCCGACCAGGTCGGCGTCGGTGATCGTCTCGACCAGTTCCTCGCGGAACTTGCCGACGATCGGGATGACCGCGCCGTCGCCGCGCTCGCAGATCCAGCCGTCGCAGGCATTGAGCAGCGCGTTGGTGAAGCCCTTCGGGTCGTTCTCGGTGGTCGACCAGACATGCGCGGCATAGCGCGGCTCGGTGCCGCCGGAGGCGCGCGGCACTTCCTCGTCGCAGATGTTCGCTTCCTCGATCCAGCGGTCGAGCACCGGCAAAATCGCCTTCTTATAATCGCGCTGCAGATGGTAGGGATTGAAGCAATAGTGCCAGGCGAGTTGCAGGACTGGGTTCTCGCTGTAGGTCCAGGTCGCCGGGTCCTCCGGATCCTGCCCCTGGTCGCGGAAATCCCAGACCAGGGCGGTCTCGGCCACCGTCGATGGCTGCGGAATCCCGTTCGGAAACAACTTCTGATAGTTCGGGCCGCTTGGAGCGCGGCAGATCAGCGCCAGCGAGGCGGTGCCGTCACCGCGATGGCTGTTCGTCCAGATCCCCTCGGGAGAAAGAGCCGTGACGACGTCCTGATAGGGCGTTTCCGGCACTGCCCCTAGGCGGGTGGCGATAGCAATCCGCTCCTCGCCGTAGCGGTCATCGTCCAGTTCGGTGACCGAAACCATGCTCGGGTAATTCGGGTTGGGCGCGGCGGAGAGCGTCACCTCGTCGTCGTGCAGGAAGTAGGAGACGAAGCGGTTGATGCGGTGCCCGACCAGCGCCAGCACGGCAAAGAGCCGGTCGCTCTTCGCCTCCCAGAGCATGTAATAGCCGCCGATCCGGTTGCGGCCGACCGCATAGATGATCGGCGGGGTCGCCTGGCTCTTCGGCGCCTTGCCATCCTCCGGCCTCGGCGGCTTTGGAGCGAACGCCGCGCCGAGCAGCATGTTGACGCCCATGGAAATGCCGGTGGTGGCGACGGCGGTCAGCAGCGGCACCGCGATGTTCAGCGCCGCGCCGCTCAAGCCTGCCGAGGTGAGCCCGAGCAGGATAAAGCTCTCGATGACGCCGGTCTGCTGCATCTGCCGCGGCAGCGGCGAAAGCGCCGTCTCGCCGGCGAGCGCCTGGCGCGACAGGATCGGCGCAGGCGCCGGCGCCGGCGGCCCAAGATCGGCGAGCGGGCCGGCGTTCCAGCGCCAGACCGACCTGGCCTCGAACGGATAGGCAGCATGGCCGCGCAGCGAGCGGGCGATCCACAGCCCGCCGGCGCGTATCGCCGGCACCGGCCCCAGTTCGCCCTTCGGCGGCAGCGGCGCCATGACCACGCCGATATCGCCGTCGCGCGCAGGCGCCGAGATCCTGCTCCAGCCCTGCGGCCGCAGCTGCTGGTCGATGAAGGCCTCGAGCCCGCCGGCGCGCGCCACGATCGCCAGCGCCTCCTCGCCGGTCGAATAGACGCCGCGGAACCCGATGCCGGGATCCCGGCCGGTGAGCGCCAGTGCCCAATTGGCGGCAAAGAGGGTGCAATCCTCTCCCTCGAACCCGTCGCAGCCACCGCCCCAGCGCCAAGGGAGCCGACTGGCGGCCTCAAGATGATCGTGAACGTTCAACGGTGATTCTCTTCTCAGAAGCGCGGCCAGACCGGCGCGACGCCACGCGCCAGGCGGGCGGTGCCGTCACAGAAGGCGTCGGTGGGATAGATCGCCCGGTGCTGGGCCGACGACCAAAGCGCCTCGGACTGGCGCGATCGCGTCACCGATCCAAAGCCAACCGACAGGCCCATCGTGATGGTGACGTTCGACGTCCCCTCGACCGGCTCCGACTTCTCGGTGGTGAAGGAGGCCGCGCCCTGCAGCAGCGGGATGATCGACGACATCGGCTGGTAGTGATCGTCGAGCGTGGTAATGCCGACATGCACCTCGGCGCCGCGCACCGGCGGCAACTCGACCTGGGCCAGGCCGGAGGCGTCCGGGTCGATGCCGGAGAGGGTGAACTCGACGCGATCGGCCGCGCCGTTGAGCAGCACCTCGAGATAGGGAATGTTCTGCAGCCGGCCGCCGCCGAGATAGGTCTGGCTGGTGTCCGGGTCGACGCCCAGGATGCCCAATGGGATATCGTTGACGCCGAACCACAAGCGCAGTGGCTCCGGCTGGGTGTCCATCCGGAAGAAGATCCCGAGCACATGGCTGCCGCGCAGCGCCTCGATGACGGTCTCAGGAACCCAGCCCATCAGAACGCGACCCGTCTGCCGGCCGTGAAGGCTTGGCTTGCGACTGATGCCAATGGATTTCTCCGAGCGATAGGGTCTAGGCTCCCCGCCTCAATGGAGGGAGGAAGGCCGTGGCAACGAACCAGTGGGATACGCCCTACGGCGCAATGAGCGGTGGCAACACGATGTGCCTGCTCAACATCGTCTACTTGCTAATCGAGAAGAAGGTGATCACCCAGCACGAAGGTGCAGCCCTCTTCACGAAGACTGCAAACCAAGTGCGCGACGGATCAGAAGACGGAGCCGCTCCGCAATACGGAGAGGCTGTTGCTCAGTCGTTCGAGAAGTTGGCGGCTTGGACACTGGGCCATCGAACTGGGACCTGATTTCTTGCGCAGCAGGCACATGCGGGGGCCCAACGATCCTTCTATCCAACATCGTCATTGCTCGCGTTGATTGTGTGGCAGAGATGGCAATCAGAACGCCTCGACGAAGGAGAGCGACGGCCGCGCCTGCCAGAACTTTTCCGCCTCCCAGGGCAGGGTAAAGCCCGACGGGAATTTTGCGACGAAGCGCGGACGCGCGAACTCAACGCGGGTGCCAGCGGCGACCGCCTCGCGCAGCGCCGGCGCGATCGACAGGTTGTAGATCGGATCCGAGTCCGACGATTTGCTGTTGACCCGCCAGTAGCGATAGGCCCGCCAGCCCTTCGTCGGGTGATAGATCGAAAACCAGTCCGACCAGCGGAGAGGACGGGCAGCGCCGAACACCTGCATCGAGATCACGCCGGCATTGAGCGCTGCGTCCGCTGTGATCTCGCCATACACCGCAGCCTGACTGTAGCCGGATCCGTCCGAGAACAGCGAGCCGTCGGAATGCGGGATGCCGGTAATAATCGGTCTCGGCAGGCCGTTGATCGTCGGGAACGGCCCGGCCCAATCGGTCATCAGCGGAACGTTGAGAAAGCGGTGCGAGCCATTCGCATAGGCGCCGAGCCAGTTGACGTATTCGTGCTGCTCGCGCTCATGCACGAAGCAGCTCTCATAGTCGGCGACGACCAGGCCACCGCCGCTCATCTCGATCGAGATGCCCTGGCCGAGCCCGTTGCGACCGCCCTCAATGGCGTTGCCGCGCACGTCGAAGCGGATCCGCGCCGGCCGCATGAAGTCGACATAGAGCGTCGGCTTGTTGACGTACTCAGCCATAGCGCGTGCCACTCCTCAGAGCGTTGTAACGCTGCTGCTGTGCCGCCGAGCCGCCCTTGCTCATGCCGTGGTTGTATTCGCCGACGACGCCGGCGGCCTGCTGACGGGCGATCGCCGGCGCTTCCTTGGCTACCACGTCCTTGATGGCGAGGGTGACGTTGCCGTCCGAATCCTTCTCCCATCCCCAGGTGACGTGAACCCCGGTCGGACCGCGCACCATCGCCATGGACGCGGCGTGGCTGCGGATCGTCTCGCCGCCACGCATGCGCATGAGCTCCGGACCGCGCTCGCCCACCCAGGCCCAGCCGGGCGGCGCTCCTTCCGTGCCGTTGGCGTAGCCAGGGAAATGCTGCGAGATCATCGGCGAGCCGCCGCCGCCACCACCGCCGCCGAACAGGCTGGCGAGCCAGCCGAAGATGCCTCCGCCGCCGCCACCTCCTCCACCGCCGGCGCTCGCCGCGCTGGAAAGACTGTTGCCGACCTGGCCGAGGCCGCCGGCGAAGGTGTCGAGCCCCTGCGTCGCCGAGATGGCGTTCGTGGCCATCTTGTCGATCGCGGCGCTCGCCTGGTTTGTGCTCGCAACCAGATCCGGGAACATGCCGGCCTGGCCGGCTTGCACCGCCGCCCTCTGCGCCTCGGTGATCCGTCCGCCCTGCCCGGCATAATCCCAGAAGCTCGCACGGCCGGCATGCTCGTCGAGATGGATGCCGCCGCCGCGCATTTCGAGGCCGGTGCCGCCGAACCCTTTCGCCTGCCAGTATTGCGCCAGCGGCGCCAGACCATCGCCGGTGATCTGCCGGCCGTTCGCAGCGAAGATGCGCAGGTCGCCGGCATGGCCGAGATCGTGCCGCGTGCTGCCGACGCGCGGGAGGCCGCTGCCGAGCGCCGGCTGGCCGCCGGAATAGACGCTGGCATAGGCGTCCGGCCCATAGACGGCGCCGACCGCCTCCCGCACCTTCGCCTCGAGGCTTTCGGTAAGGCGCAGATTGCGGGTGGCGCTTTCGTTGGCATAGCGCAGCCCGCCGACTGCGGTGGAGATCTCGCCGAGCGCCGATCGTGTGACCGCGCCGGGCGCATAGTTGTCGTTGGCCGCGCCACGCATGCCGGCCCAGGCGTCACCGGTGGCGTCGAACGCCGCCGAGATCACGCTGCCGCCCGCCGGAGCCCCGGCATCGCCGAGGATCGCCCTCGAGATGGCGCTGGCCACGTTGTCGAAGAGGCTATCCAGCGCCTTGTCCATCTGCCGGTTGAAGGCATTGAGGATCGCCGAGGCAAAGGACTCGCCGATGCTTTCTCCCGACATCAGGCCCCGCCGGAAATCCGAGAAGAAGCCATTGATGCCGTCGCGCAGCTCCTCGAGCCGCTGCGTCTGCCGCATATACTCGGCCTCGGGGCTGTCCAGCCCGATGCCCGCGCCACGAAGGCGGGACGTGATGACCTGCTCCTGTGGCGTTCGGGACAGCTGCGCGCGCTCGAACTGAAGATCATTTCGCAGCTTCGTGCGCGCGAGCGCCTCGCTCAGCTCGCCATAGGCTTTTGCCTGCTCACGGATCCCGGCGAGCTGCTCGGGAGTCAGTTCGATGTTCCTGGCAAACGCCTGATTGAGCGCCTCTTGCTCGAAACGCAGAGCCGCCGCGGCCGCACCGCTTTCGCCGAGCAGCTCGATCTCCTGCCGCAGTTGCCGAATGCGCTGCTCGCCCGACCTATTAATATCGGCATCGGCATAGAGGTCCGGTTCGTCCTCAAGGTTCGGGCGTGGCGTCGGGATCGGCACAAGTCGCCCGAGGCGCTCATTCTCTCTCCTGCGCTCCTCTTCAGTCTGACGATGGCGCCAGATATCCTCTTCTGTCTGGAACGGCGTGCGGTTGAACCCGTCCAGCGGATTGAGCGGCCGGAGGTTGCGTTGAATATCGATGGCGGCCTGGTCTTCATAAAACCGGCGGTTTGCCTGGTTGGCCTCCTGGATTGCGATGGCGAGACCGCTGAATGCGCCGATATAGTCCCGGATTACAGGGACGCCGGTTTCCTGCAGGAGCACGGAAAGCGCCTCCTGAACCCGCAGCGCATCCTCGCCGGTCGCCGTGCTGTCTTTCATCCGGGCCCTCAGGTCGGCGAAGGCCTCCTGGAGGGCGATTATGTTGGCGGGCTCGGCGCCAGTATGTTGCAACATCTGAACGAGGTCGACGATGTCGACTGACAGCTCAGGGAGCCTTGCGCGAACAGGATCATACTGCTGAGCACCCAGTATCCGGGCCGCCTCTCGAGCGGCATTGAGATCGGCTTGTCGCTGCAGTTCATCGTTGTAGGCCTTGATCCCGGGAAGGGCATCGCCCCAGCGTTGGGCGGCATTGCGAATGAGATCGTTCTGCCGCTCGAGCTCGGCCGTGGATTTCTGGGCATCGTCGTACCAGCTTGAGAAATACTGGATTGCCGCCGCCGCAGCAGCGGTGAGGCCGAGGGTGATGAGGCTGACAGGGCTGACGAGCGACAGCAGGGACGCGCCGAGCGCCCGCGCCGCCCCTGCTGCGCCCATCGGGCCGAGGACCGCCTGCAGCTGAGTGCCCTGCTGCAGCGCGATCTGCAGCGGGCTCATGCCCATGGCCGAGGTGACCGCAATATCCTGAAACTGCGCGGCGATGTTGGCCGTGTTGAGAGTGGCAGCGTTCCCGTTCGCCGCCCGGTTCAGCCTTGTGACGGCTCCCTGCGCCGACGTGGCCGCAGCCGCCTGCCCCTGCATCCTCGCCGTAGTGGCCGTGATGGCCGCCGCAAGCTCCGTCTGCCCCTTGGCCGCGAATTGCGCGGCATCGGATAGTTGACCGTACTTGCGATAGATCCCCTCCAGGATCGGCTCGGCCTGGGCAATGGTGATCTTGCCTTGGTCAATACCGCGTGACAGCGCGTTCACGGCCGCATTCATCCGCTGCGCGGAGGCGTATCCGTCCACGAACTGACGTGACAGCCGATCGAGCACATTGCCTGCCTGGCTCACCTTAGGAGGCAGCGATCCAATAGCTTCGGAGGCCGCCGCAACGCCGGCAGCAGCCTCCTTGCCGGACGTCGACATGGCGCGATCGGCTGCGACCTTCTGCTGCGCAGCCACGGTGTATTGGCTGGCGTCCAGATCTGCAGAGACGCGCAGTGTGCGGAGCTCAACTGCCATTGGGCTTGGGTACTCTATCCCTGAGGTGCTTCAGCCACTCGTCATCGATCGCGTTCATGAGACGCACGAAGAGGGGCAGATCCGCAGCGCCGATGCCGCGGTCGCGCGCATAGGCGCTGAAAGTCATGTAGGAGATCGGGGTCTCCCCGCCCCATGCACCATACTGCCGGTCGAAACGCAGGAGGCCCCACGCCTCGAAATAGAGATGATGCCACGGCTGCGGCTCGGCCTCTTCCGGCCTTTCCGCGTCGGGATCGAAGCGCAGCCACTCCTCATCATGGCCGGCCGCGATCAGTTCCTCGACCCACGCCTGAACCTCAGGCGGCAGCGCCTTCCGCGTCAGGCTCCAGCGGAAGGCGGCGCGGAGTTTTTTTCCTGATCCTCGACGAATTCGACCTCAACATCGGACACTTTGGCAGCGCACCATTCAATGGCGGCGACAACGTTCCGGTACTCAGGATCGGCGAGGATCTGGCCTGCGAGCTCGTGTGTGTATTCCACGTCGAGGCCGCGCCAGCCGTGCAGAATGTGCTTATGATAGAGCTTGCCCATCTCGGTGCTTAGGACATGCGGCGGGATGGGCTTCTTCTTGTAGATGCGGCCCAGTCTCTGGAACATGAGCCCACGCTCAACGGTGTAGGCGGGAAGGTGCAGGGAAGAGACGTTAAATTCGACGCCTGGCCAGTCCGGGTATTCGATCCAGTCGCCTTTTTCCTCGCGCTGAAGGTCAGCCTTCAGCGAAGCAAGCTTCACAGTCATGTCGGGATTCCTCTGTCGGAAGGAAGGGGTGGCCGGGCATCCGACAATGCCCGGCCTGGTCTGCGCAGACGCTGGGTCAGCCGTTGTCGGCGGCTGTCTCGCCCGTCTTCTTGACCGAGAGGGACTCGATCCAGGAGGACGGAACAGGCGGTGAGGCAATGCCGGCGCGGAAGTGGTGCGGATGATTCTTGCCGAAAGGATAGCCGACAAAATCGGTCTCCGGCACAAAGGAGCGCAGCACGTCGTTAGCCGCTGCTGTGGTCTGCTCAATAGGGCTCAGCTTCTTGCTCATGCTGCCGGTGTCCTTGTGATGGTGAGGGAGGCGGCAGACGTGCTGTCGTATTTCGCCTGCCAGTTCACATCGACCACGACGGGCTGGTTGTTGCCCTGCACCACCGGGGCGCCGTCGAGCAGCTTCACCCTGGGGATTGACCAGGCCTCGGCGTTGCCGGCGGCGTCGCTCAGCGTGAAGCCGAGCGCCACGTCGGAGTGGTTGATGATGGCGTTGTAGGTGTCGAGGTTCTCGAACAGCGCCCGGAACGAACCGGAGAGGTCGAAGCGGCCCAGGCCATGGGCATAGGGCTCGTACTGCCCGATGACATCGATCGGGTAGATGTTGTTCGAAATGTTCACCTGCATCGACTGGATCTTCGGACCGTTCGCAATGCCGGTGAAGGCCAAGGAGCCGACGTTGAGAGCAGCGTTGAAGTCCTCGGTGGTGGTGGCCGCGACATACGTTGCACCGGTGACGATCGCTGTGGCGGGCGTATCCGCCTTCAGGCCGACGATGCCCCAGGTGGCACGCACCGGCTGGCGGGCCTGGAGCGACAGGCCGAGCGAGTTCCAGCGGCACCCGAGCATGCGGATATAGGCGTCGGTCGCGCCCTGCTCGTAAGTGAACTCCAGTGCACCGCTCTTGTGCAGGCCGCCGTTCTTCAGGACGTTCGTCGTCCAGGCTCCGGCAAGAAGGCGCTCCAGCCAGTTATGGTAGGTTCCGAAAGAGTAGCGGGTGCTGATGTCGCCCGCGACGGACTCGCCGGTCTTGATGATGTCCGGCACGTTGCGATCGGCGCGGATCTCGTCGGAGATGTCCGTCGTCTTCTGCGGCCGCAGCGATGCGCTGACGTAGCGCATGATCTGCCAGGCGGGATTGGCGGGGATCGTGCCGATCGTCGCTTCGGCGACATCGGCCAGACGGGTTTGGCTGCCGTCAGCAACGGTCATTGCAATGCTCCGTGAGGTTTCAGAAAGGGTCCGGCCGGGCCGGGGCGGATCATGGCAGTGCGGTGATGTCGTAGCGCCGCCAGAATATGGTGAGCGTCATTGCCCAATAGTTCGGAAAGGTTCGGCCCGGCTCACCCGCGCCAAGCGACATTTCCACGATTTTGAGGCCGCCGACGTCCTGCTCGCGAAAGAGCTGCTGCAGGTCGTGGGCATGCTGCCGCGCCAGCCGCGATCCGGTGCCAGCCGGAACGAACACGTGCAGGTAGGCAGTGCCCGCCTCTTCCCAGAGGTTTTCGCCCGGCGCTCCTGTGGTCTCCTGGCCGAAGGAATCGCCGAACACCTCGGCATAGACGAAGGCGTCCGGATCACCCGGGAGCTCCTGCAGCTCGTTCTCGAACCAAACTGGCGTGGCGGTCCACGCCTCGGCGAGCCGGTTCTTGATGGCGTCGAAGGCGGTCGGGCTGGACATCAGAGCGCGTTGATCACGATGGAAGGATAGGAGATCGGCTGTCCAGGCTGGCGATCGCTGCGGGTTGCCAAGAACTCCCTACCCGCCCTGAAGGCGCTCGAGCGACTGTTCTGCGCCGCACGACGCCGCGCTCCTCCGCCCTTCAGGATGTACGGGATCTCGGGATGCACGCCGGATCCTATGTTGAGGAATTTGGTCTGAAAGGCGAACGCCGATCCGAATCGGCGGACCAGCGAGTTCTTCGTACTGTCGAAGACCCTTTTTTGGCCGAGCCGTTTTCCACCCTCGACCTTCCGGACATAGGGCTGGAAGTTCGTGATGATGACCTCGGCATCCAAACGGATGCTTCTGAAATCCGTGGTTACGCTACCACCGACGATGACGATGAAGGACGAGGCAAACCGGCCTGACCGTGGGCGCGGTGAGCGCTTCTGCAGTTCCTCGACGGCCGCATTGATGATCAGTGGCCAGTTGATGAACTCGTAGACGATCGGGCCGGGAGCCTGGACGGTCTCTTCCACCGCCCCATGCCTGCCGTTCACATAGCGCTCGTATTCCGGTGAGGCGCCGCCGGCGTTTGCCTTCGCTAGCTCCTGCCTCGCGAACTTCGCCAGCGCGGCATTGATGGCGTCCGGTTCAAGATCGGCGGTCGCAATCCGGAGCTCGCGGTCGAAGAATTCGAGGCCAGCCATCAGCCTGCCACCAGGAGTTCGACACGGACAAGCGTGTCAGCCATGCGCACCGGCTGGTAGATCTCAACCGCCCGCTTCTTGTCCTCGATCCGGATCCAATCGCCCTTCTTCAGCGGCAGCGCCGCGCCGCGCCCGGTCGGCGAGAGGATCACCTTCCACCACACCTGCTGCACCAGGCCGGCGATCTCGTCCTTTTTCGCGACGCGCACGAAGGCGCGCGCCTGAACGGGATCCCCGCCGGCCGGCTTGGTGATTTCGACCGTCTGGCCAGAGCGCGCCAGCTGCCGGTCGAGCATGGCGATCGCTGCGGCAGGAGTCACCAATTCGCCCTCAAGTTCCATAGCAGCGCATCGCAGCGCTTCTGCACAATCGCCGAGACGCGGTCCGCATCGAGGTAGGTTTGGGAACCGATACCCTCGACCGTCTCCGATCGCAGGGCGGGGGCTGCAGTCCCAAGGCGGAGCATGTCCTGCACCGAAAGGATGATCGCCTGCCGGGCCCGCTCTGGGACAGGGCCCGTGCCGCCACTATCGATGTCCCGACCATCATAGCCCGCCTGGTAGCGGATGCGGATCGGCCAGGGCTCGGACGACAGGGTCGGCGCCGAGAAAGTCGGCCGAAGCCAAAGCAGGTCGCCGGTTCGCGACCATGAGCTTCCGTCCACCGTCTGCTCGATTCCGTCCACATCGAGATACACGAGACTGTCGATGGCAATTACCGGACCGCACGGAAGCCGAATGCTGCGACCGCCCCAGCAATCCTTCACCAGCTCCAGTGTTTGCGGGCCGAGAGACCGGCCCAACCAGCCGCCTGGACCGTCGATCTCCTCGGTCACCGCCGCGATCATGGCTGCCACACCCGCGTCGTCAGCAGCGTGACTGCCGAAAATATCTGCCGGCAGCACGATGGGCTCGGGCGGAACGACGACGCGCACGCGCATGACTTACTCGCCCGCCGCCTTTTCGATGGCCGCGATGATGTCGGCCTTCTTGGTGGCATCGCCGAGATCAAAACCCTTCTCGGCAGCGTGCGCTTTCAACTGGTCGACGGTCATGGCTTCGAGGCCATCGGGCTCGGCCTTTTTCTTCGGCGCGGCTGATCCTTCGATGAGCCCCCGCTTCGCCAAATCCTTGGCAACAGCCTCGGACACCTCCACCGGCTGGCCGCGACGGTAGTTCTGCGTTCCATAGCGGAACGACTTCAATGCCTTCGACATGATGGGTCTCTCCGTAAGAGGAGGCCGCCGCGATCAGCCGCGACGGCCACTTGCTGAGGAAGTCCTTACGGCGTCGGCGGAACGTAGGCGGTGCCGAAGGCCCCGGTCACGAACGCCTCAGGCCGCTTCACCGCGAGCGCAAGACGCTCTTCGCAGCGGATCGAGATCATGTTCTTCTCGAAGTCGTCGACGTTCTCCGTGGAGATCACCACGTTTGCCTCTTCGCGGTCGAAGATCTGCGCTCCGGTGGCGAACGCGCCGGCCAGGAACTCGCCCTCGAACTCCGGAATTTCCGTCTCCACCACAGGACGGCCCCAGAGGGTCGGCCCGGCGATGCGGAGCGGGTTGGCGAGGATGTACCCGCCAGTGCTGTCCTTCGTGAGCTCGATCTTCGCCCAGTCGGTGTAGTGGACCACGAAGCCGGTGACCGGCATCCGTGCGATCTGCGCCTGAAGGATTGCGAGGCGGAGATCATCGATCGGCGTCCGATCTTCAGGCTCGAAAGCGGGGACGAAGGCGGACGCCTGCGGGACGATACCCTCGATGTTGCCAGCACCACCCGCGCCGAACAGGATTTCCTGCTCTTCGACATACTTCAGGCCATAACGCATTTCCGCGTCGATCATGGACTGAAGCTGGGCGAAGTCGTCGAGGATCTGCTTCGACGCCTTGAACATATGCGCGATCGTGACGACCGGCGTGATCTTGGTGGCGAACTCGATGTCAGAATAGGGCTTCTGGGTGCCTTCCGCGACCACCTTGGCAGCGTTGGTGAACCCGGTCTGCTGGACCCAGAAGATGGCCGGCGAAGTGGTGCGCCCGCTTGCAATCAGGTCCCGGACGAACAGGCGCTGTTTGGGCATCAGGTCGATGCCGGGCAGCCGCTGCGGTTCCACCACGCCAGCGGCGATGTCGGCGCTGAGGGTGATGTTCTTGACCGGCACGCTGACGCGCTGCCCGCCCTGAACGCTGGAGGCGAACGTCTTCAGCTTCTCCGAAGCGACGGCCTGAGCGCCGATGGAAAGCTGCTCATCGGCGTTACCGCCTCGGCGTGCACTCTTCTGCTCGACATCGCCGAGGCGAGCCGTCAGTTCCTCGACCTTGCCCGCAAGCGTGGTCTGCGCCGTGGCCATCTTGTCGACTTCGGCCTTGGTCTCATCGGACAGCTTGCCGACGTTCTTGGCCTCGGCCAGCGCAGCCTCAGCCTTCTTGGAGAACTCGTCGCTCACGCGAGTCAAGTCCGCCGTGACCTGCTTGAGCAGGTCGCGAGTTTCATCAGCCATAATAGGCTCCTATAATGTCTGGGTTGGGTTTATGCCCGCACGAGGCTCAGGCGAGCCGCTGCGAGGCGAAGGTTGTCGAGACCGTCATCGGCCTCTGGATCGGCAGCGCCCGGCATACCGTTTGAGACAGCGCCCGGCGTGCCTCGAAGCTCTTTCAATGCGCGCCGGCATTTGGCGCGGCTCCAGCCCTTCTCCTGAAGGACTTCCTCAACTTGATAGGCGAGCGGCTTGTCGCCTCCCGCCTCGTTGGACTTCACCGGATCGGCCGGCAGGAACGCATCGGCGAAGCCCATATCAACGGCCTTTTGCCCGGCCAGATACGTTTCTGCGTCCATCATCGCCTGCACTTCCGCCTTCTCGATGCCGGTCCGTTCGACATAGAGATCGGCCAGAGTGTCATCGAAAATCACCATCGCCTGACGGGCTTCGTCCATGACGTGACGGTCACCGACCGCGACCCACTGCACGTTATGGATCATCATGTGAGCCGACTTGCCGATCTGGATCTCGTCGCCGGCCATAGCGATGATCGAGGCGGCCGACGCTGCCATGCCGATCACCTGCGTCGTAACCCGTGCCGGATGGGCCCGCAGCAGGTTGTAGATGGCGAGCCCGTCATCATAGATGCCGCCTGGAGAGTTGATCTGCACTGTGACCGGCTTGTCTCCGATCGAGCGCAGCGCGGCCGACATGCGCGCAACCGAGAAGCCGCCATCGTAGAAATCGCCGATCACGTCGAAAACCGTAATCGTGTTTTCCGACGCTAGCGCGGTGACCGAGCGGTCCCAGTCCTTCTTGGCGAGCGGCGGGATTTCATAGGATACAGCCGCCGCCGCCTTCTTGCTCAGAGTTGGGAGGCGCAGTTCGGGAAGATCACGCTTCATGATCAGTCGTCTCCAATCGGCGGCCCGCCATTGTGGCCGATCGTGCCGGCTGCCTCAGTGATGGGCACGTTCTGGGACTGCATACGCGGCACGTCGCCCCCCTCGACCGGAGGAAGCCCCTCAAGCTTTCGGACCTCGTTGATGGTCATCACGCCAGCGTCGAGCAGCGAGCGGTAGAAGGCTGCCCTGGCGGCAGTGTCGGCACGAAGCAGATCCTCGAAGTTGATCTTGACCGTGAACCGCAAGCGTTGCGCCGGGGTCATGATGCGCTTGGCAATCGCCTGCTCGATGCGCTTCAGGTCACCGCGCAGATACAACGTGTACCAAGCTTGCATGATGTGGGCGACACCAGTGCCCCACATCGTCTGCCCTTCGGCGGCATGGCCGATAACGATCGGCGGAACACCAACCCAGCGGCACACGTCCTCGATGTTGAAGCGCCGATTGAGGATCATTTCGGCATCGCGCATCGAAAGGCTGACCGACTTGAAATCGACGCCGCCTTCGAGGATTCCCGCCCATGGCGCGTTCGGACCGGCATTTGCCTCGACCAGGTTCTTCTTGGCGTCGGCGCGCTGTTCTTCCGTCAGCGGACGAGAACCGGACGGCATCACGAAGAAGCCCTTGGCGCGCAACCCTCTAGCGAAGTTGTGCCCCGCCGCCTTCTCCGTCGCGATGGTGAGGCTCAGCGTCTGGCGGGCATACTCGACTGGCGAAAAACCCAGGTCGCCATCGCCGAAAGCCTTTATGTGAAAGACCTTCTCCTCGGGCAGTTCGACCGGCTTGCCGCGATCGTTGAATTTGTAGACCAGTTCCCGGGACTGCTTGCGCTCGACCCATGTGTCCGATGGCATCGGGTTAAGAGCGGACAGCGCTCCGCCGGATCGGAAGACCTTCTCGGCAAAGCCGTTCCCGCTCGTGCATAGACCTAGCACCCGGCCTTCCCAGAACTCTATCGATGTCTGGTCTGCGTTCGGGCTTACGTCCAAAAGCTCCTGAAGTTCATGATTGGGCGCCCTGACCTTCGTCCCGTCAGGCTTCTTCTCCATCACGTCGAAGGACAGGCTGGCGATCGTCTGCGACTTGATGCGCGTCCCCGCCCAAAAGGCCGACAGGTTCATCGCGCCGTGCGTCGAAACAGCCTCTCCGGCCCAGGTCTCCCCGCCGCCGAATATCTCATAGAGCCTGCCGTCGCGGGCCGAGAGCGGTCGGCCAAGAATTCGCCGCCACCAGGACATCAGGCCATCACCGGATTCTTGAAGAAGTCGCTCAAGTCGGTGCCCTCCTGTCCACCCATCCACCGGGCGAGCGCCATCATGTGCGCCACGGGGCCATCGATCTTGTTCTGCTCCCGGTCCTTGCGAGGATAGACGTTGTCCTTCGCGTCGGGCTTGGCGACGACGTTCGACAGCATCCATGTGAAGACGGGATCCCCGTTATGGACGATCTTCCGCGACCGGATGAGACCGTCCATCTGCTTCATGGCCGGCGAGAAGTTCAGCACCAATGGTCGGACCTCGACTGTATTGAAGCCCTCGTCCCGCAGCTCGGCCATCATCATGTGCGCCTGGTGCGGGTCGAACGCGATTTCGTCGATCAGAAAGCCTGCGTCCCTCAATCCGATGATGTCGTCGCGGATCGTGACATAGTCGATCATGTCGCCGTCGGTCTGCGTGACCCACCTCTCCGGCGCGTCCCGCCAACCGCGGTAGTGACCGTTCTCCGGTAGCTCGATCGTGGCCTCAGGCAGGTAGTAGCGGCCGAACCGTGCAAATCCGCCCTCATGCTCGAACGTCAGTTCCATCGCTGCGATGTCGATAGTGGACGCCAAATCGAGGCCGATCCGACAGGGCTTACCTTTGAAGTCCTCGATCCTCAGATCGGGCCTTACCGCCTCCCGCCACTTCTGAATGTCGAAGTAGGCATTTCGTGCCTGCACCCACATGTTGAGGTGCTTGGTCTTGAAGGTCCCGATTTTGCGCGGGTTCTGCTTGGCGTCCCGCTGCCGTGATCGCAGGAAGTCGGCCTTCACCGAGACGTCGTAGTTGGGATTGGCCTTCCGAAGTGCCAATTCCGAGGACCAGTCGTCCTCCTTGTCTACCGTATAGATCAGCGCGAAGAGTTCGTCGTTCTCGACTAACCCTTCGAGCACTTTCTCGGCGTCCTGCACCGCGGCAAAGCACGGCCCCGCGAGATTGTCGCCGGCGGTCGTGATGATGAGCAGGAGCGGCTGCTCACGGGCGCCCATGCCCGTTTCCATCGTGTCGACCATCCGGTCAGTTGCATGCTCATGGTACTCGTCGACGATGGCGAGCGAGGGCGATGCACCGTCCCCAGGATCCCCGATCAGCGGCTCGAACTTCGATCCGTCACCCAGTCGGTGGATGTTCTTCGCTCCGACGGTCACTCCGTAGTGTGACGTGAACGCCGGCGTCTTCACTGCCATCAGTCTGGCCGGCTTGAACACCTCCCAAGCCTGCTTTTCGGTCGTCGCGCCCGAATAGACTTCGGCGCCGTGGTCGCCGTCGATCGTCATCATGCCGAGCCCGATCGCGGCCGCCCATGTGGACTTGGCATTCTTGCGCGGCTCGAGGATCAGCGCCTTGCGGAAACGCCGCAGCCCGTCCTGCTTTCGCAACCATCCGAAGATGCAGATGGTCTTGAAGCATTGCCAGGGCTCGAGCCGCAGCTTTTCACCCTTCCTTGCCCATTCCCCCTTCGTGTGAGGCAGCAGTTCAACGAACCTGCACCATCTCTCCGCAAGCTTCGGATCGAAGCGGTAGGGATAGCTGTGCCCAGCAGAAGCCTCGAGGTCGTCGAGATGGCGTTTGCAGGCCAGGATTACCCACTTGCAGGCAGGGATTTTGCCGGCGACCACATCCCTTGCGTACCGGTTGCCAGCCTCGACATGCGGGAACTCAGCCGAGGGCCTTGAACGGGTTTTCTTCATCTGGAGTGCCCGCCGAGACCTTCGATTTCGAGGCCGGCCCTATCCCCAGCTCTGCCCTGAGCGCCTGCGCACGGCGCATCGCGTCCGATCGCATCGCCACCTCCGGTCGCGGCCGATACATCGTGTCGCCGGTCTGCGTCGTGGTGGTGTACGTCCGCCCGAGATCTTCAATTATGCCCGTGGTGATCTCGATCTCCTCGACACATGAGGCATAGTCGGCGATCACGTCCGCCCACTCCTCGCTGAGCGTGCCCATCCCATCCATGCGCCGGCACGTCTCCTCGAAGATTGCCGTTGCCCGATCAGACAACCACTCAGGCGCAGAGGGCCATCCGCCCTTGCCCTTCGGCTCGTTTTTGTTGATCCGGCACTTCTGCGCCGTGCCGGCGACCACCTTCAGGTGCGTCGGCTTACGTGGTCGACCGCCAGCCATGTTTTGCTTTCAGTTTTGCACGCGCGAAAATTTGACCCCGGGCCGGTCTAGGCCCCCAGGCCTCTGGA